TTGATGTTCCATTAATTGATGTTGCAGTAGCAACTCCAATATCTGGTGTTACCAAAGTTGGGCTTGTGTCCATTACAAACTTTGTACCAGTACCAGTCTGAGATGCAATAGATGTTGCTGCACCTACAGAAGTGATTGGACCAGTCAAATTAGATGGAGCAAGAACTACGTTGTCAAGATAGTACTTTGTAACCGCATCTTGAGCATTGGTTGGGTCTCCCAAACCTGTAATTTTGTTAGTGCCCATTGCAATAGCACCAGACATAGTGCCACCAGATAGTGCTAACTTAGTATCAGCGTAATCCTTTGTTGCTGCGTCGCCAGTTGCTGTAGGTGTTCCAAGACCTGTAATCTTATTGCTTCCCATGGCGATGGTACCTGACATTGTTCCACCAGCCAGAGGCAACTTAGTTGCTAGGCTGTTAGTTACTGTCGTTGAGAAGTTAGCATCATTACCAAGAGAGGCAGCCAACTCATTAAGAGTGTCTAACGCTCCTGGCGCTGATGCAATTAAATCAGCAATTTCTGTCTGCACATAAGCAGTAGTAGCAATCTGAGTTGTATTGGTATTTGCCGCTGCTGTTGGGGCAGTAGGTACACCAGTCAATGCTGGACTAGCAAGTGGAGCATAAGTGGTTGCTGCTGTGCTAGTTGCTAACTTAGAATCAATCTGAGTCTGAATTGCAGAAGTTACGCCATCTAAGTATCCAAGTTCAGTTGAAGATACAGTTGATGATGGAGCAATCTTTGTCCAGTCAATTGCTGCAGAAGCATTAATATCGGCATTGACAATAGTGCCATCTGCAATCATTGTTGACGTAACAGTTCCAGTGTCTCCAGCAGTAATCGCTGTTCCTGAAATCTTAGTCTTATCAATAGCAGCAGACGCGTTAATGTCAGCGTTTACGATAGAGTTGGTAAGGGATAACTTACCGTAGCCAATTTGGGCAGATGAGTTGATATCTGCGTTTACAATTGTATCATTGGCAATCATTGTGCTTGTTACTGTACCTGTATCTGCTACAGTAACAGCAGTACCAGAAATCTTTGTCTTATCAATGGCTGCTGAAGCATTGATATCAGCGTTAACAATAGTACCGTTAGCAATCATTGTAGAAGTAACTGTACCAGTATCGGTTGTGTAAACGCCATTAGTTACTGTACTAGCATTACCTGTTAAATTACCTGTTACGTTACCTGTAAGGTTGCCTGTAAATGTTCCTGCAATAGCGCCAGTACCAGTAATGGTTGGACTGGTTAAAGTTTTATTTGTAAGGGTCTGTGTATTGGTTGTACCAACTACAGCACCAGTAGCACCGTGTCCCGTTGTAGCCTCAATGTGAGTATTTGCTTCACGGTAATCACGACCGATAGCCATGTGACGTACGATTGCACCTGCTGAGTGAGTCTGGCCAGATGAGCCATCAATACCACGAACAATTGTTAATGTATTAGTACTAACAGCGGTGATATCTACAATTTCTTCGAGCGCTGTATCTGGGTCAATAACAACAGTGAATGTTTCACCTGCTGACACTGTTACACCACCAAGTAGTGATGAACCAGATACGACTGTAGCAGTTGTCGCAGACGATGTTAGCGCAGCAGATAGAGTTGTTTGCTGTGAACGTGAGGAGTATTTACGGGTTGTCATTTAGGTTCCTATCGGCGGGAGAAGTGAACTTTAGGTGGATAGTTCTGTTGTTGTGCTTTTGTCTCTTCGTTAAGACGTTGTGTATAAAGTGCGTAGAGTTGCTTAGTTGCAGATTGTGACGCACCATATGGACGCTTTGAGTCAGTCTCATCCGCCTGTGGACTAACCATTGCTGCTCTTGCTGGGTCAAGGAATGATAGTAAGCGATATGCCGTTCCTAGAATCACAACATCACGCGTTGATTCTGGAAGTCCAGTTTGTGTAGCATAATCTTCAGAGTTTGATGTAAAAGCAACTGGGTCAGTAGCGTAGATAACCTTTACTGTTCGGCCAGAGATTGGTGCTTCGCCTAAGGTAATTGTCTGTACTTGGTCAGTGCCTGTTACATAACCAAAGGCTTCAGCATTGGCTGCTGCATCAAAGTCATAGCGTCGAATTGGTTGCCATTCTTTTGTTGGCCCAATTGTTTGCCACATCACTGTGATGATGTTTTTGATATTTAGGTTAGCAAATGCATAGGTAGATACTGCTGCATTAAATGTAAAGGTTGTTGACTTTACTGAAAAGATATTTGAACCAAGCGCACGGATTGTGTCATTGATAGCACGCTTTACTGAATGACGCGGGAACGTTGGGCTAATCGTAACCTTGCTATCTGCTGTGTGTGTTGCAGCAGTTGAGCCCAGATAACCACGACCATATGGTGCTACAGTTGCAGTATTTGCAATACGGTCATATGAGTCAACCCACATTAACTCTTCGCCAATCTCAATTACGCCCTTACCAACTGAATCAGTTGCGCCTAGGCTCAAGATTAGAGGGGAAGCACTTGAAGAGGTTGTGGTTGTTACAGGGTTAACAAGATATGTTGAACGGTCTTGCTGGAATGTATAACCTGCAAGATTGATAAGGACTTCATCAATCATATTCTCTAAAGTAGTTGTCATGCGTTGATGCTCCTCAAAGCAGCAGGTGCTGCAAGTCCAGTAGTGCCAGCAAGTTCATTACAGATACCGTCGATGTCCTTGAACTTATCACGTGTACGTGAAGATGAAGCCTTGATGTTTAATGCACCAACTGTTGCTAGACCAGTAGTACCAGCCCAAGCATTAGCAGCGCCCTGCTCATCAAGTCCAGTAGTACCAGCGAGCCTATTTAACTCTGCTGCTAGACTACTGCCTGCTTTGCCTATTGCCATTGTTTACCCTTTCTTAGGTGTAATCAAACCTTGTTCTGGAAGAATTAATTTGGATTTCTTTTCCTCTTTAACTCCACCAAAGAATGCTTTGTAGTAATGTTCGTCAAATGAGAATCGCTTCATGTGAGGAACTGTTGCCCCTGTATGGCACCATACTGGTACCTCAGCCTTGTCACATAGTGCAAAGAAGTAAATGTCTTCGCCCATAAAAGACTTATTGACACCAACCTCAGTGAACAGTGGTACACCAGGAACTGCTTCTAGAATCTTAGTTACTGCGTTGCGATGCATGAGGACAAACCCCATACCTGCAGCACCAACCTTGATAAACTTATTTTCAGGTAGAGGATGCATTCTTTGAATGCCAATCGTATCTCCTGCTTCCGCAAACTCATACACCGTAGGCATAGGAATCATAAGCGGGTCTTCGGGTGTATCTGTTGTGAAGTACACACCAGTTACAATTGGATGCTTCTCAGCATCCTTGTTGTCCCACAGTAACTTAAACTTGTCAACGCTAATAACAACATCTGAGTCTACCCATAGTAGCCAGTCAGATTTGTTGTTTTCATACCAATATGAGATTACCTTCTCGCGTTGTCTTGCAATCTGATTGCCTTGGCTTCGTAGTGATGTCTCAAACTTTACACCAGACTTGAGCATAACATCTACAACGCCTTGCATAAACTTGCCATCAACGTTACCGTTGTCGCACCAAGCAACCGATACTGTTTCTTGTTTCATCGTCCCCTACTTTCTTACCACTTAACTTTATCAGCCCAATATGCTGCAGACATCTTGCCCTTGGCAATGTTCTTTGCGTGACGTGCTTTGAATGAACGTTGACGTGCAGTTGGTTGTCTGTCCCCAACAACACCCTGCTGACCAAAGCGAATAGTCTTGACCTTATCTCCCTCTTTAGCCACAACAACATGTGACTTGGTTGGATGACTTGGTGTACGCTTAGGCTTGTTAAAGCCTGATACTCCTGCTCGCTTTAGTCTAGGGTCAATCATTTCTTCTTCGCCTTCTTCTTTGCTTTTCCTGCTTCAGATAATGCAATAGCAATTGCTTGCTTTGGGTTCTTAACTACTTTGCCACCCTTACCAGAATGCAATGTTCCAGCCTTGAATTCGTGCATAACTTTCTGCACTTTCTTCTGTCCCTTAGTTGGCTTCTTCATTACTTGCCCTTCTTAACGCCAGATACTTTCTTAAGGCGAGGGTTTGCCTTTACTGCAGCCTTACCAGCCTTGCGTGCACCAGCAGCGAGAATAGCACCAGCACGTTCAGTTGAGATGCCCTGCTTCTTGGCAATAGATGCTGCAGCCTTTTTGAATCCTGGATGTGCTTTCTTCATCCCTTAACCCTTCTTCCCTTTGAATCGTAACGAGCACCCATAAGGATTGCTCCTGCTAGTTGACCCTTTTGACGACGTGCAATACCAGCAAGTTTATTTGCCATTTCATCAGTTCCTGGTCCTGGAGTCTGACTCATCTCAGTTCTACGACGTGCAGACTGATATACGTCATTAATTTCTTTTGCAATATTCTCGAAGTAATTGCGCTTCTTTGCAGCCATCTTACTTCTTCTTGCCCATCTTCTTTGGCATTGCCTTCTTAGCAGACTTCTTCATTGCTTTGGCGCCGTACTCTTTCATCTTCATTGCCATTGGCTCATTCTTCTCATGCTTTTTCATAGCAGCCATTGACTTGTACTTCTCACCTTTTACTGACATTATATTTGTCCAATCTCTTTCATTACTGCTACGGATTCTTTAGTTATATCTTTTGCCTTAGGCATTGTATCTGCATCATATGCTTTGCCCAATGTTTCTGACGCTGTATATGCTGCTTCTACATGTGCCTTTGTTGTACCTGACGGCTGCATTCCCTGACGTCTTGCTTCTCTATAGTCAGATAGTTCAGCATTCCATTTCTTATCTGGAATATCTCGCTTTGCATCCCCTGCATTAAGTTGTAAACCTTTTGCCTTACAACCAAAACAGTCATCATCACATGCTGTATGGTCAATAGATATATCTTCATACTCAAATGGTTTTTCCGCAGTAACATCACAAAGAACGCAACCCCATAAAGTTGCTTCAAAGTTATGTTCAGCAGTAAAGCCCCATTCAAGAACTTTACTTATGTGCTGATGTTCCATGTCCCCTACTGTTCTGTAAAGTTTGCTTCAGTTACTCCAATACCACCAGCAATTAATTCAGCCTTAGTGGTATCATCTACTGTATGGTTATATCCACCACGATATACGGCATCATAGTCCAATAGGTCCTCATCTACAGCATAGCGTATCTGTGAGTATGTAGAACCTGACTTTACTATTGTAATACCTTTGTCAAGTTTATAGAAGTAGAACAGACGGTGTCCACCCGCTGGGCCTTCGGCCACTGTTGGTGTCTTGAATGTCCAGTTTGTCATAGTTCTCCTTAATGAACTTACTGATGAGGCTAGGTTTCCCTAGCCCCACCCGTCAATCAACTAAGCGATTGATGAACCTGATTCGATTCGGTATAGTGCCTCTTCGCGGTAGCGAGCAAAGCCTAGTACGCCGTACCAACCCATTGGGCGGTGACGCATCAACTTGTCAACTACTGGTCCGATTACTACGTGTGGCTCTTCTGCCACTGCCTCAGCAAGTGCTTGCTGTCCAGCAATGATTGTGCGGTAAACGCGAGCAGATGCTGCTCCGTCTGTTGCATTGTACAGACGTGGAGACTCTACGAAGTATGCACCTTCGTATGTTCCGATTTCGCCTGCCCAGATGCGGTCCTGTGATGAACCGTACTGGTTTGGAAGTAGCCATCCTGCAGAACCTGTCTCAGCACGTAGGTCGTGTGAAACTTCTGGGTGTAGGCCAGCCCAGTATAGTGAGCCCTTGCGACCGTTAGCCTTGCCTGCACGCAACTTAGCAACAGCCTTGCGGATGTTTGCTGAAGATAGTGTAGCCGCTGCTGTAACAGTTGCTGTTGATGTTGCTGTTGAACCTGAGTAGATTACGTTTGAACCACCGCGCAATGTTGTCATTGCAACTGAGTCGATAGAATCTGCTAGGTTGAAAGCGATGATGTTAGCGATTGCTGGGTCTACATCTGCTAGAGAGAATAGTTCCAACGCACGTGTTACAAGTACTGAGTTACCATACTCTGCAAGAGTAATGGTTACAGATGTTGGTGTAGACAGTGCTACTGCATCTGGGTCAGTGTCTTCTGTGAGAGCAGTTGTTGCTGCTGAGAGGTCAACGTACTTCTGTAGAACTACAGTTGAACCTGGGATTGCTTGACGAGCAGGACGCTTATCTGCGACAGAACGAATTAGGGGTTCTGAACGGAGAGCGAACTCTAGTAGGCGGTCATACGCCTTTTGTACTAGACCTGCTGCGCCAACTGTACCTCCAAGAGTAGAGGAACCTGTTGATGTATAGGCATTAGCCATGAGTTGTCACCTCCAAGTGACTATGAACGGATATTATTGTTGCGAGCGAAGTACGTTCAAGAAGTCTTCCATGCTATCAGCCTGGTCCATCCTTAAACTTAAATCTTCTGCTCTATCAGGTGTTAACGCACCCTGTGTGATGACGTCCTGCTGGCGTAATGCTGCACGGTCGACTTCACTCGCTGCGGGTGCATCCTTAGCCACATCAATTCCGAACAAGTCTGCGTTATCATCAAGCCAGTTATTGACTGACTCCTCGTTAACTTCATCCAAGTCCTTAAGAATTAAACGTGTTGCTTTAGGATTGACACCTTTCTTTTCTAAGACTTCTTTGACGGTTCGCTCACGCTGCCCCTTGGATAAAACCTCAAGTTGCTCAGTGAGTTCCTTAATACGCTTCTCATCTGCACGCTTGGCTTTACGTAACTTTTTAAGTAAGTCACCGCCATCACCTGCATATTCATTTGTATCGAGGTCATCGTCTTCTTCGTCCCAGTAGTTGTTGCTCATAGCAACCCACCCTTCTATTTGTTATTAGTCGCAGGCCACAGTTCAGTTCGGGGAAACTGGCTGGCTCCTACTCTCGGTCTTGTACGCTGTGCGGGGCCGATAGGTCCACACAGGATATTAGAATGTGCCCTTTGTCTCTGACATTAGGCTTGTCTTATTTACACCTGAAGTTCCACTAAACTGTGCAATTTCACGTGCAGATAATGCTTGACGCTTACGCTGTGCTGAAGCAAGTTGATTAAATACTTCTTGCTCACCTTCTGTTTGACCATATCCAGCCATGGTTCCACCATAGATAGAAGATAGTTTCTCAGCAGTTGGAAGGATATCTGCAATAGTTGCATAACCCTTTTGTGCTTCAGCCTGTGTAATGCCTTGTGCTGCAAGTTGTTCAGCAACTGCTGCTCCTGGCTGTAGTCCTTGACGAGCACCTGCAACACCAATTTCGGCTGCAGATATTTGACGCTGAATCTTCTGGAACTGTTGTTCTGGGTCAAGAACATATCCAACCAAACTTGATGAGTCAATACCGTAGTAACTCTTAAGTTGTGAAAGAACTGCAGGGTCAGCGTTCTGTACGCGCTGCACTGCTGTTACTACACGGTTAGACAATTCTGTAGGCGACATATCGTTAGAGATAAACTGCTTTACATATGCATCTGTATCAAACTGCTTTAAGCCATAGGCACGTAGTACCTGGCGGTATCCATCTTCTACATTGAGATACTCTGCTGGAGTAAGGACTGATAAGCCCTTCTTGACTCGCTCGGCATTTGCTGCGAAACGCATTTGATATTCAGGTGTTTCCTGCAATTGTAAAGTAATTGTTGCTTCTGTGGCGCCATCTTGTGCAAGTTGGACAATCTTAGATGCAAGACTTGTAAGTCCATACTTAGCAAATCTATCTTGTAGTACAGCAATTGTTGATGCACGTGTTGCTGCTGCAGTTGTCTGGTCAGCAGTTGTCTTATCTGTTACACTCTTCTGCAATGTAGTAATCTGGTCCTGTAACTGCTTAATAAGCGCAGCGTTAGGGTCAGTTGTCGTAGTGCTGGTCGTACTGGTTGTACTGGTTGTTCCAGTAGTACTTGTTGTTCCAGTAGTAGCGGTAGGAGTAATTGGTGTTGTAACTACTTTAGTAGGTGTAACACCAGTTCCCATTGTTGTAGTTGTTCCTGCCACTGTTGTATCTGGAACAGACCATCCAGTAATAGTTCCTTTATCATCTTTTACTGGGGTTGGTTGAACAATAAGAGTATTAGCACCAGTAACGCCTTCATCTGCTGCTTGAGTTTCTCCACCGACTGCGCGTGAACCGTACTTCGCTTGATTTTCTGGAGTATTTGGAGCACGGTATGGCTGCCAACTACCAGTAGTAGAACCACCAATCCAAGAATAATAATAAATATAATCTTTATCTGCTGGTTGAGCCTCAGGGCGAACATTTGGATTAGTCATTGGGTCATTGATTGCACGTTCTTCAGCATCTAGTCTAGCCTGCTCTTCACGTGCAGCCTTAATGTAATCCATTTTTTCTTTTTGGCTCATTGCTGCTCTTTCTTCTGCAGAAAGTTCAGCGTAAGGAGTCATAGCCAATTCACGTGCTGCTTGTATTGAAGCAAGTTCTGCTGCTTTTAATTCTTCTGCAGTTGGTGGAGTTGTATTCGAACCACCTCTTCGTCCACCTTTGTAATTGATAGGTAGTCCTTCAATCATATCAGTGGGTTCTGCAGCAGGAGTTTCAGTTGTAGAAGTTGTATCGACTGCAGGAGTTGGATTATAGTTAGCAGCAGCCTGAGCCCAAGGAGTAGATGAACCAAACTGAGAAGCAGCAATAATTCCTTGAAGTGTTGTTGTATTTACAGTCTGACCAGCAGGTGCTGCAATTACGGCAGGGTTTGTTACAACAGCCTGTGTCGTTTGTTTTGCAATTTGTGACAACTTTGAATCACTAATATCTGGAGTAATAACTGGTGCAACTGCTGCTGCAACTTGTTCTGCAATCTTTAATGCTTCAATCGCAGATGGTGCAACGTTTGCAGGGGTATCAACTACTACAGGAGATGCTGCAACAGCCTGAGCAATTACATTAGCAAGTGCCTCATATGACCCTTCGCCATCAATCTGCATTATATCTGGATTATAATTACGTGGCATTATGCTAGACCCCAATCCTGGAGAACTTTAAGTGACATTGAGTCAATAGAGTTGCGTGCGTTGTTGGTATATTGCCAACGTGAATCCATCTTTAAATCTTTCTCAAACTGCCATAATGGCTTGACCGCTGGCTTGCCATCAGGTCCAATATTCTGGAGAGCCTTACGCAGTGTTGGGTCGTTATACCCAATTGAGTCTGCATCAATCTCTAACAATGTAGCCATTGTGTTCTTGTACGCAGACGCCAAGGCATCCAATGATGTACCCTTAAGAATTTGGTCAGACAGTGCTGGGAATGCACTTGCTGATTCTTCGCGAATCTTCTGTTCAATTTCAGAGTCAGTAATATTACCAGTAAATAAATCCATACCCCATTGACGGTACTTAGTCTCATCATATGTCATGCCAAATGAGTTAGCATACTCACGGAAGTTCTGAATTTTTGTTAGTGTGTCTCCACCAAACTTTGCACCAAATGATGCAGACTTTACAATAACAGCATCTAGTTGTCCATCTGTAAGAGCCCCATCAAATGCCTGCTCTAGATATCCATCCAACTCAGCATCATCAATCTTTACTCCAACACGTGATAAACGTTGCTTCTGTGTAATCTTAAATGCTTCAAATTCGCTAGCATATACTGCAGGCTGATTCTTCTTGAGAGAATATCTATCAGCAGCAGTCTTGCCTAGTGTCTTATACCATTGAGTACTATAGTATGCATTAAGCGCATCGGTAATCTTGCCAGCATTCCATAGGTCATACACTGCCTTGAGTTCAGCACCATACTTGCTATCTTCAAGCATAGCCTTTGTGAATACAAATCCAGTCATTGAAGATAGGCCAGAGGTATTAGTTGTTTCTTCTACCCAACCCTTAGTATCATCCCAAGTATAAGCCTTGTTAGCACTTGGCTTAGGCGGCTTTTCCCATGTCTTGCTAGTAGGATTATAAATCCACGCCGCTCCTGGTGACTGAGAGGTTGCTATGTCTCTATCAAATGCGCCTGCCATTATTTCCCACCTCGCATTGAATCAGCATTCAGTATAAAGTTATAGAATGACTGCTGGCTTGCAGACTCAAAAGCCTGAGGATTTTGTTTCTTAATCTTCTCTTCTAACTTAGCGGCGATTGCTTCATCAGTAAGTCCAGGCGTTGTTATCTGTTGGTTCTCATACTTCTTCGTCTTTGGATTGTAAACTTTTTTCTTGTACTCAGTAACAGTACCAGTGTTCATCTTAACAATCTCATCATAATCTGCTTTGAGTTGCTCCGCAGTAGGACGGAAGCCAGCCTTCTTTAAGTAGATGTCTGTAGCAGTAGTATCAAACTGCGCTTTATCAATCATGGTAATTGAACGATTTGGCAATGCTGGACCAGTTCCAGCGCTATCCGTTGGCAAATAATCTGCAAGTAACTTAGCATTTAGGTCAGCAAAAGACTTTGCCGCATTGTAAAGTTCTGGGTAGTATGACTCAAGATTGGCCTTAAGTTCAGTTATATTCTGTGACTTATATCCCAACTTTGCCATTGTACTATTAAGAACTCGCTTCTGCGAGTTAGTAAATGAGTTAAACAATGTATCACCAGATGCAATTGACTCAGCATTAACTGATAGTTTAACGCCAGTTCTTGCCTCTAACTGAGCAAGGATACTCTTAGTATCAATTATCTGTGCGCTTGTTGGCGCCTCATACTTCGGCTTAGTGGCGATGACAGCCTCAGCGAATGTCTTTGGTTTATTATCTGCCACTAGTTACTCCTGGTTCTTCGTAAACGAAATCAAATTTATCGTTCTCGAAATATCTTGTATAGAACTTATCAAAGTTTACATCAGCCATACGCATCTGTCCAACAGTTCTTGATACCTCATTGCGTAGCCAAGTAGCCTTTTTCGAATCGATGGTTGTTCCCATCTGGTCTAGTCGGTCCTTGACTGTATAGCGGTATGATAGGTAGTCAGCAATCATGTGATACTTAGGTTGCTTTGCCAACTGACTCCACAACTTATCGTCATTGAGGGCAATAGTTAGAGCGGCAACAGTATCTGCCTGACGGCTTCCTGCACCACCATATGACTGTTGGTTGTACTCATTCCACCACAGGTTGTTTTGTACCTTTTGAGATTCAACGTATGCATTCTTAAACTGCTTTAGAATTTCCTGACCATAACCACCATAAGCATTGATTGGAGGAAAAGCCTTAGAGAATTCGTCCTTGACAATTTGTTCTAATGCAAAGTAGTCTTTCCAGCCCTTAGATACAATAGAGGAACGCATGTTCTCAAAAGCATCTGAGACATCACGGAACTTTTTGTTGCCTGCACCAGGAATCTTTGTATCCTGCAAGAATGCTTGCGCTGCGCTAGAGAATGCGTAGTCATCATCATTGAAAATTGCACCAAGGACTGTCAAATTATCCTGGCCAATGCCACCGATAATCTTTCTAACACTTCCCATGTTGCCCTTTACGAGGGCTGCTGCTGTCTTATCAGCGTTAATACCTGATGTTGAATCAGATAGTCTGTCCATAAACATCCATGCATCTGGGAAGTCCTGAGAGAACATCTCTGAACCTTCTGCACCATACTTATCATCGTACTTGTTTAGCAAGTCGACATACCCAGTTACTGATGTCACGAGACGTCCCTGTACTGGAAGAGTTGCTGCTGATACGGCACGTAAGACAGATAGGAAGAATGCACGGTTCTGTGCCTCTCCAAATATCTTGTCAACCTGTGATGCGCTAGGGCGCTTACCATTCTGCTGCACATATTCAAGCATTAATTGCTTGTTGAACATGTCAACATCTTTGTTAAACTGCTCACCAGTCTTGTTCTTTGCCTGCCATAACTGGTACAAACGACGACCAGTATTAGGAGTCAAAGCATTGAGCGAGTTAGACTGTACACCAAATGGTAGAATCTTGTCTGTAAACCAGTTCTCAACATTGTTACGCTTTGCGTATTCGTTGACAAGTGCTGCACCAAATGGACTAACTGATAGAATGTTGCCACCAGTAGGGTTATCAGGATTAAACCATTCAACTGGCAAACGGCTTTCTAGTCCAAGGAATCCTAGTTTAATTGGTACAAATCGGTTACCGTTTACATCCTCTTGAACCTCACCCATACGTTCTGGGATTGTAGAAATCATTGTCTTCTTGACGATGAAGTCTGGGTTCTCCATTGTGATGCGACCATATGCACGGAACTGCTCGATTACTGCAGGGAAGAATGCTAGGATATAGTTAATAAACCCAGAGTAGTTCATGTCTCTGTGGAATGAGTTTAACTTTTCTTTGTACTCACGTTCAGCAAATACACGTGCATTCTGCTCAAACTCGTTCTTCATCTTTGAAGTCAACTTCAAACCATTAGCATTTGCTAGGTAAATCTGTGACTGTAGAGACTGCTCGTACTTGACACGGAAGTACGGGCTGAAAGCAAGGCGTGCTGTAGGCACGGTAGATAGCCATACAACCATATCCTTAGCCTTCTGACGTGCCTGCTTTGTCATAGGACTTACGGCAAGCATATCATCTACCAAGTCACCATAGACTGGAGGACGTTGGTTTAGGTCTGGATATAACTTCTTGAGTGAGACTAAATCTAATTCATCCTTTAGGATTGTATCACGCAATGCCTTAGAAGGAGCATACATGTCAACTGGAACCTTGACACGCTCATATACATCAGCAGCATCACGAAGGTTATCAGAGAATCTATCTAGGTAAGCAAATGCTTCAGCGTCTCCAGAACGTAGCCACTTGACTACATCCTTCTTAGACTTGCCTTCCATAATCATGCGTGCTACAGGGTCAAAGCGTAACTTATCGTTGAGGATTTGAACCCAAGATTGTAGGTGCTTTGTCTCATCTACTGGCAATACTGTTGCAGCACCGCTGCGTCCACGGCGTGCTGTATCTACGTGGAGTTCTCTTACGCCAGCAACTGCTGCACGTAGGTCATCCTTCTGACTAATCTTATGCTCAAACAATGCACCAAAGCGCCCAGCAAATGCAGACTCAAATGTCTCACCCTCAACTTCAAGAGTTGGACGTGATACACGCTTTTCCTGAATGCCAGAAACTAACTTCTCTTCTTGCTTTCTTAGGACTGCAATTCTAGTTGCTAGGTTATTGTATAGGTCAACGTGACGCTGCATGTCAACCGTAATCTTCTTTGGAGGATTTACTGGGTCAATGCCAGCATCTTTTAATGTTTTATCATACACATTAAGGATACTCTGGCTACCATTAATCTCATTACGTAACTTCTTCATGTTGTACGCTGGGTCAACTTTGCCACGTGACCATGCTTGTACCTTGCGAACAGAGTTTCCAGACTTGGCAATATCATCAATGAAGTCTTGACCAACGTACTTAAACATATCAAATAGGGCCATATCGCCCCATGCACGGATGTATGAATCCTTAATAACGTTTACTGGGTATCCGCTTCGTAGAAGTGTACCAGTACGCCATAGGCTGTTTAGTTCATCAGCCAAGTACTTGACGTTATCCTTTGTCATATCAATCTTTGTGACGTTTCCGTTACGCTTAACAAAGTCTTCAAGTACTCCATCAACAAACTTCCAGTCAGGAATAATTGCACCGTTTGCTAACTGGGTAATTAACTGAGCATCAGCAATTAGTGGACCCTCTAAATCATTAGGGTCGTTCATATAACCTTGCTTTAGTTCACGTGCAGTAACTGCCTCATCACGCATACGGCGGTGTGTTTGGTTGTACTTTTTGATTGCTTCTTCAATAACAGGAACACTTACACCATGCTTGAGAGCAAGAAGTTTCATGCCAGTTCCAACATAATCTTCAATAACATTCAACTTCTCAGCCTCAGTACGGGCGTTAAGCCAGTTGTTATTGAGTCTGATGTTCTCTTGAGGGATAGAAGCACCATACTTCTCAGCAGAACGTAGGCTTGTCTGCATTCTGATAGATGCCTGTAGGGCATCATTGAATGGGATTACCTGACGTGGGGCATCATCTGAAATACGGTCAATACCACGGATAGGACGTGATAATGGACTTTTTTGATAGAACCACTGGTATGTCTTGCCTAAACCAGTCTCCATCGGTAAAGCGTTCTTGACTGCAAGACCCTTGGCTGAGTT